ACGCGCTGTTGCCTGTTGTTCAAATTGTGGTTGGTATTATAACCGTAATCCACGTCGTCAAGAAGTGGGTTCAAACTCGAAGAGCAAAAAATGAAAAAACTCCGCTCCCTCCTAGCTCTACTGTTCCTGGTGCTCCTATGTAACGGCTGCGCGCTTATTCCTAAGCCCGTCGAGCTGTTCCAGAAAAAAGTCCATGCCTTCCCCGAAGCTTCTGCCAAGCTGGTAGAGGTGCAGAAGGAAACCGCGCAGCGGGCGAAGGAAGCCGCCCGCACTACTTTCGAAACCGCCCTTCAACAGGACGTGAGTCCGGAGCTCCGGGCCGACGCTCGGGATACCGTCGTTTTGACGGACGCCGTCGCTACTTCTATCGGCCCACCGGCCAAGCCTTCAGGTGTCTCGGCCGACCTCCTTGCCAAGGAACTTCGCGCGGAGATTGCCCGGCTAAATCAGAAAATAGACGCTTTTCAGGAGCAGAACGAAAAGGTTGCTGGCAAAAAAATCGAGGGCACTGGATGGCTCCAAATTCCCTACTTCGTTTACTTAGCCGTTGTCATTTTTGTCCTGATTATCGGATGGCACCTGTTGCACACTGTGGTAACGGGCCTGCAAGTGGCCGGTGTGGCCAACCCGGCCCTGGGGGTGGCGGGTTCAGTCGGCTCGGCCGCGATGTCAGAGATTGAGACGATGATGAAAAAAGTCATGGCGGGCGCGCAGAAAGTCGCCAGTGAGGTAACTACTAAGATATGAGTTGCGGATGCCCCGATAATAAACCCAACGGCGAACACCACGAGCACGAACGCGAGGAGTGCGAAAATCCTTGCCGAGTGGGCCGGAGCAACACGCCCACGTGCGAATCGCTTCCTAGCCAAATATCGAATTTTTCCGCGCAATTCTTCGGACCCCTCGTTAAGGCCGTTGACGGCCTCGGAAACGTGGTTTGGCAGCTCCCGTGCGGGCTCGGGGTAGGCATCCCGGCGACTCCTCGGGCGGCCGGTGAGGGTTTAGCTTGCTATTTCCTCCGGCTGTTCCAGGACGGTATCACCGCCGCGCAAGGCCCCAAGGGAGACCCTGGGACTCCAGGCACCAACGGGTTCAACGCCTACGGGGTGACAATCCAGCCCTTTGCGCAGCCAACCCTGGCCAACCCCGTCATTCAGGTGGCGCTCGGGTTCAATCCGTCGATTCTGCCAGGGCAGTTCGTTTTCATTGACACGTCCGGGTGGTATCAGGTCATTAGCACCGACCCTTCGGGGATTGACGTTCTGACGCTCGTGGCAGCCCTTCCTGGCGCGCCAGTGAACCATCCCGGAGAGATTGTCCCGCCGGGCATCGTGGCGGCTGGCAGGCTAGTGGTGCCGTCCGGGGCACCTGGGCCGAAGGGAAACACCGGCCCGCAAGGAATTCAGGGGCTGACGGGCGGGATAGGTGCTCCAGGCGCTACCGGTGCGGTAGGGCCGCAGGGATTAACCGGGAATTCCCCAACTCTTTCGTCCGCGCAGTATATTGACGGTTCTGGAGCGACCTACGCGCTAACCACCTCGTTTGCGTGGGTTGATTCGGGAGGCAACGGCCCGCAGATTACCCTGGCAGTCGCGGGGACTTATCTAATCCTGATGCTGGTATCCTTCCAGTCCGTGGGCGGAGCAGCTTCATGGCTGGCGCAGTATGAACTTTTCGACGCGAATACCCTGGCGGTTCTTTCCGGCCCGTGGCCGACGAGCGGCGGAGGAACGGTCTCAGGAGTGCCCTTGATTACCCGCTCTCCCCTCGAAGTTTTCATAACCACGGCTGGCCCGGGGCACGTGATTAAACTCTACGCAAAGGAGACAACTCTCGTCCCGGTCAGCGATGTAACCGTTGCTTTTGCTCAGGTCCAATTCGTGGCCCTAAAGATTTCTTAATGCACCGGCACCACCATAATCCGTGCAGCGAAAAGCCGCCCGTGAATACGGCGGCCTGCGAAGTCCTGTCTAGTCAAGTCGAGAATTTTACCCTGAATTTTTTCGGAGAGATTTTCAAGACGGAGGTAAATGGTGCAGTTCAGTGGTCCCTCCCATGTCGTCTCGATGTCGGGCTTACCGGGAACCCCCGAGGCTCTACTGAGCCGCTCGGGTGCTATTTTCTACGGTTGTTTCGGGACGGAATAGTCGGAGCGAAAGGCGCGAAGGGCGACCCGGGCCTGATTGGGTGTAACGGTAGCACGCCCTATGTGCAGGTGTTGATTGCGTTCACTCAGCCCGCGTTCGATGTGGTGTTTCCAATCCTTGTGACCCGCAACCCCTCTATCCTTCCGGGCATGGACGTGTTTATCGACGGCTCCGGCTGGTATGAGATTATCACCTCGGACGGCTTAGGCCACATTACGGTGGCGCTTCGAGTCGCGGTTGTCAATCCTCAAGGTCTGATTACAGTTGGGACCGTGCTTCTTCCTTCGGGGAAAGTCGGGATTCCGGGCGACCAGGGCGTCCAAGGCATCGTGGGGAATAACGGCCCGAAGGGGTTAACTGGCGCGACCGGTGCGCAAGGACCTCTGGGTAATCCAGGGGATTTAAGTCACGCAAACCTGCCGCTCACCGTTGCCGTCCTGCCGCCGCTCAACGTCACCCCATTTCCTCCGTCTTTCGACGCGCAAACGCACGGCTGGGAAGGTGGCTTTACTCCCTCGGGGTTCGTCAATATCATTCTTTTCCCTGGGGCACTCCCCGCTTCGGTAAGTCTCCCGACCGCCGGAACCTATCTGATTATGGCGCGTGTCGTGGCCGCCGATGTCACTGCCACGGGAGCGTTCAGTATTATTGATTTTCGGTTGAAGAATATTTCGACGAATTCTTTCGTGCCGCAATCGACTATCCGAATATTGCGCTCTGGGAGAATTACGACTTTCGTTTCAACCTTGGCGGCGAACAACACGGTTCAGCTTCAGGCGCAGTCCCTGGTTGGTTCGGGCACCGTGTCCGTGAACTACCTTTGGGCGTTCAAAATTGCATGAAAAAGTCTTGCGCCATACCCATAATCCGGGACCGCGAGAAGGCTTTGACTGGCCGGTGCAAGAAAGAAAGGGGCGGCGATATGACCGTGAAACCCCCTGCCTACGTTTTGATTGTGACGAATCCCGCCCCTTCCGTAACTACTTAGATAATGATACCATGAAACAGCTTAACCTTGACCTCGGCCAGACCCACGAAGAACGCTACGGTTCCGGACTTTCGATGCCGGACAAGGATGAGGAACACTACCCCTCGTTCACCTATAGCGGCGAGGACGAACTCGAATTGCCCGAGTGTGGCAAGATGGTAATTGAGTTTGAGGAGGGGGGCAGCTCGAAGGCCAAACGAGACGGCGAGGACTACTACACCTGCACGATTAAGGTGCGAAAAATTCTCGGCGTAGAGGCCGAGAAGAAGGACAATAAAGAAGCCAAGGCGGGCGAGGCCCTCGACGCAATCAAGGAAGCCCTAGAGTCCGCCGATGAAGACGACGAAGGTGAAGAATAATTTATGTTCAGGGTTGATGACGTCTTCGACGAGGCAAAAAAAATCTTTGGCGCTTGCGACGATGGCCAGCTTTTTAAGTGGCTGGGCGATGCTGTTTCCCTTATCTGCAACAAGGCGGACCTGGAGGGGTGGAAGGGCTACCTCGATATTTGCACCACCGGCTGCCATTGTGAGGGAAGCAGCCCCTGCAACTCGCCAAGGGGCTGTGGCCGACTGTGCGTTACGCTTCCCCGAGAGGTTCAGACTGTCATCGGGGTCAACATTGCTGGGCGGCCTGCTTTGGGATTTGACCAGCTCTTCGAATTCCATTTAAACGGTCCCGGTAGCAAAGACCACAAAACTTGCGACTGGACTTGGGCGGACCAGGGACATTTTCACAGCACCTACCGCGATTTAGTTTTCCCGGCGAAGCTCATTTCGTATCTTCAGCTCCCCGACGACAACGGGAAGCGGTTCATCGTTTACGGGTTCGACACTGCCGGGCAAGTCCTGCGACGGTTCGAAAACGGCCAGTGGCTGAACGGCTACCTCGTGCCGACAATCTACGGCTATGCAATTCCCGAGGCTTCAGCCCCCCTAATCGCTCGAATTACCGGCGTTTTCAAGGAGCGTTCGGCCGGGTCTATGCGGCTCTCGACGGTTGACGACTCTGGAACTACTGGGACCCTCCTGGGAGTTTACGAGCCGGATGAAACCCTCCCCCAGTATCGCCGAATCAAACTCAACCGCGCGTGTAACTGGGTCAGGATTGCTTACCTGAAAAACAATCCCATTTTCACCAGCCGCTACGACCACATCGAACTTTCTAGCCGGATTGGTTTTCTTTTGGCGATGCAGGCAAGAAAAATGTATAAGGATTTGCGCACGGACGAGGCCCACTCTTTTGAAGCGGATGCGGCGCGACTGGAGCAAGAAGCTCAGTGGAAGATGGACCCCCCGACCTACATGCCCCCGCAGGTTAACGACATGAATAACATCCGGGACAAGGCCGATTACGACATTCGATGAACGCGGCCCAGATACAAATTGACTGGGACATGACCTTCTTCCGGGGTGCGAAGTCGGACCAAGACCCTTCTTCCCTCCCACAGGGATACTATTTCACGGGGCTTAACATGTTCAACGTGGGCGGCGTTCTCTCGACCCGTCCCGGGTATAACTGCGTCGTGAAGCTAGCGGACGGGCGACTCCAGGGCGCGGCATTGTTCCGGCCTATCTTGGGACTTGAGCAGATTCTCGTAGCAATCCAGGGGCAGGTTTTCGTTTCTACATTCCCCTTCGAGACTTTTGCGCTCGTGCCCAACATAACACTTTCCCCCAGCGCCAAGCAGGTTTTTTGGGCTCAGTGTTTGCAAGCGGCGATGCGAACCTCGCCAGGGCTTGTCTCTGCAATCACTCTGATTCCCCCCAAAGCAATCATGTTCATCACGGACGGGGCCGAGTCGGCTCCCGCGTGGTATGACGGTGCGAACGCCGGTCAGGTCAGTGGGAATTCCCTGGACACTCCCGGCGGCGGCCCGATGGCTTGGGTTGGAGACCGGCTATGGATTGGGCGGAACAACCAAGTATTTGCGTCCGACATTGCCAACCCATTTAGCTTCCGCGAGAGAGTATATCTCGGCGGAAGTGAATCGTTTTACTTCAACGGAGAAGTCACCGCCTTAGTTCCTACTCCGTCTGTTGAGTCTCCCCAGCTTTTCGTATTCACCGCGCAGAACGGCTCAATCATCCAGGCGAATATCCGAGACCGGACTCAGTGGCCGATTACCCCGGATTTCCAAAGCGAGGTTATTCAAGTGGGCTGCCGCGCGCCACGTTCGGCAAAGTCCCACTACGGTCATTTGATTTGGTTTTCGCAGTCGGGCGTTGCAATTTACGACCCGGCCACTTCTGGAAAACTGACAGCGCGCTTGCCCGTCCGAGACAATGAAATGCTGGCCAGCAAAGCGTATATCGACAACGATGTCAGCCTAGTCGCCGGAGGGACGTTCGGACAGTTTTTCATGATGAGTGTCCCGAGTGAAGATATTTTCAACAAGCACACCTGGGTCATGAACAACGCTAGCTTCGCAACTCTGAACGATGATTCAGGCCCCTCGTGGGCCGGGCTATGGACGGGAACGCGGCCGGTAGAGTGGGTGTGCGGGGAGATTGCCGGGGTAGAACGCGCGTTCTATGTTTCGGTGGACGTAGACGGTCACAACCGTCTTTGGGAAGCTTTTCAACCGAACCGCCTAGACAATGGTTGCCCGATTACGTGGGCAGTTGAAACCCGTTCGCACTTCGGTATTACCTCCTCGAATCCCCAGAAGCCCCCGGGCTCCCGATGCCGCCTGACCTGGATGGACGTTGCTTTGGCCGGGGTTCCTGAAGACCTGGACATTGCTGTATTTTTCGCTGGCGGACCTCGGGGTGCATATCGCCCCATGCTCACGAAGCAGCTCTCGATTCAGCGCGGCAGCCTGGACTCCGGCCAAGAAATCACAATGGCGTCCTCGCTCTTTGCTTTCAAGCCTCAATCTCGGGTGGTTCGGACTGAGGACGCAAATAACCAAGCGGCCGACCCGCTTGCGGGCTCGTGCGGAGTCGAGAGAATCGACAACGACAACGTAGATGAGAGCTTTCAATTTCTGATTGTAGGGCATGGCCCGGCGACCATTCGCTGGATTCGCTCCTTCGCTTATCCGGTGCCCGAAGACACGGCTGGCGATGGGCTGGCGTGTTCTGATGAAACGCGTTTAAACGCCGTGCGGTTCGATGGCGTTGCCGCAGCGGCGGATGACATAGGGTCCCTAATCGCCGAGCTCAGCACCGCGACAACCCAGGGTTTCTTTTCGAATCAGACACAGGTTTTGCGCAACGGTGATTTTAGTGCGGTGGGCGTGGGCTCCGCAGAGAGCATCGTCTCGCAAAAGGCGGCCGACAGGGTTGCCACGATTGTAGCTACACAACAGGCTCAGGCGGAGCTTGACTCCGTGGTGCCGCCCGTTTTATCGGTTGGGCTTGGATTATGAACACAATCCTGGAAATGCTTTTTCTCCGTCGCCCGCGCATTGAATACGTGTCGTCGCCGGTTTGTCCAATTCACTTCAGTGCCAGCGGAACCGCTTTTTTTGACCAATGCTTCAACGACTTGGCCTTCTGCTCCGGAGTGAATATTAACGGCAATTTTCTAAACTTCCAGGAACCTTCAGATGGGCTTGCCTACAACGTCTACGTTTCTACGCAACCGTCCGGGCAGCCATTTCAGATTATGAATGACGGTCTGCTCCCCGGGCAGGCCGTGGTTTTCACAGACGGAATTTACTGGTTCACGATTAACACCCCCGCCGGGGAGTCACTACCATTCCCTTCTACGGCTGCTCCGGGAGGAGTGTATGTTATCCTTCAAATTCCAAAAACTTCTGATGCCGGGAGTTGGAATCTTTACCGCAGTGGAGTGAAGTTGATTTCTTCGTTTACCGGCACTGTCGTAGAATGTTCAGTTGAGGGCTGGTATCAGGCGACGAAAATTACCGTAGACGGAGAAACCCCCTTGTCTGGGTGTCATCCGATTTTATTGGGCGTTCCGGCTCCGCCTCCTCCGCCCCCACCTCCCGGTCCCAACTGGGATGTAGCTACTGAAATTGCGGCTTGGCAGGTCTACACGGGAGATTTTGGCGGGACGTTTCCTCCAGTCGTTTCCTACGGCATGACAGGCCCCGGGTTTAACAAGGCGGGATTTTCCACCATTACGGCGGGTCTTAATTTTAACTACGCGTGCTATTCCTGGCAGGGGTCTCTCTTCTATACCGGTCCGGATGCACACTGTCGGCTGACGCTGGCAGTCACGACGGATTCTCTAAGTGGTATTGTCTTCTGGGTTGGGCCGTTTCTAGGGACCGGGCTCGACTCCTACATCTCAACTGTCGGACAGGGCGGTGCTGCAATAATCCCGAACGCCCCGTCCGGGGTTTACGTTCAGGATTTCTTCGTCCCCTCCGGACCGTTTACTTTGTTCTTTAATCTAAGCGGATGCACTGGACCTAAACCCGGTCCCGGGCCGGGGTTCAGCTCCTCACTAAACGTATCCCTAATGTTCGAAAACATTCCCTAATTTATGTCATTAGTCTCAACTAACTTGTTCATTCAGATGGCGCAGTTGCCCGTCACATTCAAAGGCAGCCCACAGGACCTCTCCGTGGAGATGGTGAAGCGCATGCGAATCGTGTCGCCCAACGGAGTGAACTTCATTTTCATTGGCGACGTTGCGCCCACATCGAATGTCGGCCCCTGGCTTAGGGGCGGAACGCAGTGGTGGGTCTGGGATACCGCGACCAACCAATACGTGCCCCTGGACTTAAGCGCGTCGTTCACTACGCCTTTTGCAATCGGGAACAGCACTCCTTCGGCGACCAATCCTCCGGTGTGGTTGCGGACTACCCAGGACCGGTCAGACGTAAATCCTACCGCTGTCGGGGAGCCGCTCGGCTGGTTTGTTTTCGACGGCGTTTCTTGGGTGCCGTTCAACAGTCTTGTGAATTCTGGCGGCACCGCTGGCAGACCCTCGAATCCGGTTAATTTGCAGCAGTATTTCGATTCAGACATCGGAACCCTTATATGGTTCGAAGGCGGGAACTGGAAAACGGTGGACGGTGTGCGAGGGGATTTGAAGTTCGTTACGGCGGCGACCGCGGCCGCTGCCCTACTGCCTAACCCGGGGTGGGCGATTGCTGTGAGTCAGTTTCCCCAGTTCGCGGGATTAGCTCCCGTGACGGCTACGAGCGACCCCGGTTTAGCGCCAGCTTTCACAATCGCACCGGCCGCCGGGGCCGCCGCGCAACCACAGGGTGCGGTTGTCGGAACCGGTCCGCAACTCTTGCAAATTAACCCCCTCTCGGCCTTGGCCTACACGCCAACTATTGCCCTCCACCTTCTAGTCAAGCTGTAAGCTACGGGCTGGAGATGCGAGGTAACTACTTGAGTGAATGGTCTATCGTCTGCCCGCGAATCTAGTCAAGCAAGCCGTCCTGGATGTCGGCACGCGGATGATGCCCGATTTGAAGTATTGGGCTCCGGTGAATCTGGAATTTTTGGGAAACGCCTGGGAGAAAATGTGCGCGCACGATTCGTGTCGCGCTTACGGTTTGGATATGGGCGGAGCGACAGTTGGGTTGCTCCTCGGGATGATGATGCCGGACCTGAACTCGGGCTGCCTCCAGGGCATCGAGTTTTTCTGGGGAGTGGAAAAGAAATTTCGGTCGCGGGCGGTCGGGCTTCTTCGCAGGTTCGAAAAGGACTGCAAAGAAGCGGGGTGTTTGGTGGTGGTTGCCGGGGCAATTCAGAGCATGAACCCTGAAAAGATGTTCAAGCTCTATGACCGATTGGGTTACCACTTGCACACGGAAGAATATTTGAAGAGATTATGAGCACTTTTATACCGGATTACGGGTTTTTGAACGGCGCCCCTAAAGGATGCAACCGTTGCGGAAGGGTGCTGCCCGCAACCCGAGAGTATTTTCGGGTTGATAACGCCATAAAGTGCGGGATTGCGCCGCTGTGCCTACGCTGTCAAGTGGACAAGACCGCTTCTGACGCTGCTCGGGACCCGAATGCTGGGAGTGCGCGGGTGAGGCGATGGGCGGTGTTCGAGTTGAAACACTCGGAAGAGCAGGAAATCGCTTTTCATTGGTCCAATCAACGTCCCTTGTCCGGAGTCGAAAACCGGGCGAAGAGGGATAAAATAATTTAACGTAACGCATTTATGGGTAGTATCATAGGGGCTGGGGGGGCTATCATGGCAGGCGCGGTGCAGGCTGACGCGGTAAAAGGCGCAGCGGCCGCGCAACAGGCGTCTCTAACTCAGGAGTTGAATAACATCAACCTGGGGATGGACCCGGCGACAGTCACCGCGATTGCAAACACCGCAGGCCAGAACCAAGCGGTGAATCAGCTCGCGCTTCAGAAGCTCGTTGACCCATCTCTTGCGGCGGTTCGCACTGGTGCCAGCGCGGATATAAACAGCAGCGTCAACGCAATTAATGACCCGAATTCTCAGTCGAATCAGATTGCGACTGCGGCAGTTCAAAACGCTACCACTGGCAGCGCGGGACTTGACCAGGGAAAGTCGGCATTGATTTCAGCGGCGCTTGACCAGCTCAAAGCCGGGGCCACGTTGCCTCCGGATGTCGAGGCACAGATGATGCAGGCCGGTCTCTCCCAGGGCGGCTCAGCTACCGGCTCAGCGACCGGCACGGGTATGGGCGGCAACATTCTCCGCACTGTCCTCGGCACCGCAGGACTTAATCTCCAGCAGCAACGGCAGTCCCAGGCGGCCGGACTTCTCCAGCAGGCCGGTGTGCTCCAGCAGCAAAAGCAGAACACGCTGCAAACACTTTTTCCGTCGCTGGCCCAGACACAGCTTAGCAACCTCAGCGGCACTCAGGGTGCCCTAGCTCAATCAAATTCTTTAATGCCGAATACCGGCCTCTCCGCTACGCAGACCGCCAATCTTTGGCTACAACGTGTCGGCGCGCAGAATCAGGTCTACACCGGTCAGGGTGGCGTGAAGGCACAGGGTATTATGGGCCAGGGCCAAGCTTGGTCCCAGGCTATCGGCACCGCGTCGAGCGACATCGGCTCCGGCGTCAATAGTATGGGCATGGGCGGCATGGGCGGCGGCATGGGCGGAGGCGGAGGCGGCGGCGGTGGCAACATCGCGGGTCCTGGCGGCGGCGGCTCTTTTAACTCCTTCAACTACGTTTAAACATGGCCTTTGGAAATCAGACGGAACAACCTTTAGTCGCGGGGCTTTCTTCGCAACCGGCCGTGACGGGACCGGCGAACGTCATCACACCAGACGCTGTAACGGCGCTTGTCGATTCGTTCGGCAAGGGCGTGATAACGGGAGACGATATTAACGCGCATTCGGGATTCATGGCGCACTTGCGAGACCGCGCGGAAGCGCAGCAGCTTCAGGAGTCTACCAATCCCCAGTCGGTAGCGGCTCGGCAGGCCGCCCTGGAGTCCCAGACCGCAAACGCGAATCTCGTCACCGCCCAAGCTGGCGCACAGCAGGCGCAAATCCCCGCGAAGTCCGCCCTAGTCACCGCGCAGAATCAGAAAGCGCAGTCAGAAGTCTGGAATAAGCGCGCGACGGACGCCTACCTCGAATACAACCCCACGCTCTACAAAGAGGATGGGAGCACCCCAGACGTTGGAGGCATGGCAGAAGCCGGGCGGCACTATCTCCGCGCGCAGGACGCCTTGACGTATGCGGGCCAGGGTATGGCCAGCACTCCCTCGAAAGAGACTGACCCAACCACGAACCAGCCGATTGTGGTGCAGCGAAACTCTATGGGCGAGGACGTTACTCCCCGAGAAGATAATCCGGCCTACACCCACTACCGGGACCTACGCCAAAAAGCGATTGAAACCCTTTTCGCTCCGACTAAGCCGCACGCGTCCCGTGATACGGGAACTGAGGTTCCGATTTCAGACGAGCCGCCTTCGGGGATGATTACCGCCCCTGGCGGCGCTCCTGCGCCTACGGCAGATTTAGTGTCTCCCGTCACTCCTACGGCTCCCCCATACCCCTCCGTGGGTGCCCCAGCTCCGGTTTATCAGTCCGGCCAAGGGCGGCCGGTGGGACCTATTCCTGGAACGACAGAACCGGAGACGCGCGCGGAGCTCGCGAAGATGCCCGCCTACGAACAATGGGCGCAGAAGGTAGGTAGTATTAACTCTTTTCAATCCGCCGCGCAGAAAAGTATGGCCGATTCTTCGGATACTACTCTCGGGGTGCCGGTTCGAAATCAATCGGACATCGCCCTGATTAATGCGGTGAAGCAACTAGCTTCGCCCGTGGTATCAGCGAGCACTGGCGGACGGGCGAGTCCAGACCTTCAGGCGAAGGCTTTGGAGGAGAATATGCCTTCCTGGGAGAGGGCCCAGGATTGGAAGCAGACTTTGCTCCACCAGGGTATTCTGACCGATGGCACGCGCCGCCGGTTAATCGACATGGGCAACCAATATATCCGGGACAAGGAAACTACGGTCAAGCCGAGTCTGCAATGGGCCGCGAAGAACGCCGGAAGCACTCCCGAAAAGCTTTGGGGAGATACCTCTTTTGAGGCTCGGCTCCTGCGAGGCGAGAGCTTAGCTTCTGCTCCGGCTGCCCCAGGTGCCGCCGCTCCTGGCGCTGCCCCGGCCGCCGCCAATTCAGGGGTTGTGATTCTAAAGACGGGGCCGTATGCTGGTTGGAAATATGACGCCCGGACCGGCACCGTTTCTCAATGAGAATATGTCACACTCTTTGGTTCGCCAACGCTGCATTTTGGACAAGTTCGTCTGCGTCCTCCGTGTCCTGACCTTCGCCAAGGAAGTGGCAGCGCAGGAAAAATTTAATTTCACACGGGGAGAATCCGGCATCATCCAGGGAACTCCAAAGCCAGCTATCATGTTGGCTCGAACCGGGCTGGCAACTATCAATCGCGGCGTGACTGCACCCCTCCATAATATTGAAAGCCAGGGTATGGCGGGCAGCCGCCTCATCTCCCTTTCGCTCCTGTTTAGCAAGCTGCGCCTGGGGGGAAGGACGCTTTTCAAACTCGGCCAAAACCCGGTCAATGCGCTTGTTCCGGCGATTGTAGCCCCAGACATAGCAGAATATTATGACGGCCCAAAATGCGGTTACATGCATGCCTAAAAACTACCTGAGTTGCCGGAATATGTCAACCCCAATCTTACGATTTCAGGAATCCTAATAATGCCTAACGACGTTCCTAATGTGCCGATTTCGACGCCCCCAGCGCCCGCTCCGGACATTACCCAGGGCATGTTTTCTGCCGCCCAGCTCCAGGCACCCCTCCCCGAGACGCCCGCCCCCGCCGCGCCGGTAAAATATACCCCGACGGCCCAGGAACTCGCCTCGGCCGCTCCGGTTGCCCCGGCCGCGCCCGTGAAGTATTCTCCGACTGCCGCAGAGCTCTCCAGCGCCACTCCGGTTGCCCCGCCCAGCGCCCTCGAAGTGATGACGCCGGAGCAACTCGTTGCTGAGGCAAAAGCAAACCCCAAAAAATTTGACCCAATCTCCGCATTCCAGGCGTTGCCAGCCCAGAAGCAGACCGAGCTTTTCGATAAGGCCGCTGAGACATATTACCAGCTTCTACAGGCCGGGCACTTCACGCCAAGCCTGGTGGACATGCTTACGAACGTAGGAAAAGGAATTAAGGACCTTGCGTTGACTGGCGCGACTCTCGCAAATATCGGTTTGGGTGCTGCGGTATCAGCCGGAGCAGAACCGGACCCTTCCACTTTTCGCGGTGCTCTCTCTTTACAGACTCAACAGCAATCCGGAGAATTCCTGGCGGGCCAAAAGGTTGCGGCGCTCGGGATTGGGCAGATGCTCACCAAGGGAGCAGCTTGGGCTGCACGCGGGCTGCACCTTACTAAGGGCCTTCAGGACTACACTCCGGAGGATAAGTGGAACGCTTTTGCGACGGAGCTTGCGACGCGAAACGGAATGGCCAACGTCGTGAAGCAGGGCATCAGCCCAGAAGCCGCTGCGAACCTCGCGAAACAAGGATACCCACTTCGCCCGGAAAAAGTGGAAGAAGCCGCCTCCGGCTCGCCCTATGCCTGGGAAGGTGCGGGAAAGCTTTTCGGTGGTGCTACCGGAATGGTCGCGGACTCCGCCACTCCCCTACTCGCGACGCTCGCGGGAGATACATCTGAAGCGGGCCTTGCGAGTGCCCGGGCGGCAATTCATTCTATTCCCTCGATTGCGTCCGAAGCCTCGACAAAAGTCGTGGGCGGAGCACTCGAAGCTGCCGGGAAAGCGGGCGAATTTACGGCAGAGAAAATCGAACCTCTCGTTACGCCCATCGCGAAAGTGGCGGGTATGGCAGGCGGTGCTTTTGCAGGTCATCACATCGGCGGACCCTGGACTATTCCGTTGGGTATCGCGGAAGGTCTGGAAAAGGGCGGAAAGCTCGGGGAGAAAATTTCGACGGGCGTAGCGAAGGCGGGTGGGAAGCTGGCCGACCTAGCGGACATGGGAAAACAGATTGCAACCGGCGAAGGCGTGTCATCCAACA